GCGGCAGAGCATTCAATATCAAGCCAGCAATCCAGCGGAAGACCCGTCTTGGCCACCGCACCCAAATCAATCACATCAGCCAAGGCAGACTGATCCGTACCTGTGGTATAGCTTTTGGCCGAAGCTAATACGCCTAATTGTTCCAATATAGCCATGTTTTGTATCTCCTGAATTTAAGTTATTTTAAGGGTTTTTGACTACGAAACTTCGGTTTCATAGGTCAACGAGCCGGAGGCCTGTGTAGCAATCGCATCGCACCGGCGAATGATGATGTTCGTGCCGATCATCGGAAGCACCGTCTGATAGATGTTCTTATCCGACATATAGACTTTCAGCTTTTCATTGGCTCCGAGGACAAGCTGGGTATAGACCTCCGTGTCACAATACAGGAACCACATCTTGCTGGAAAGCCCGCTGTGCCGCAGCGAAGCCCGGATAACATTGGCCACCAAGTCGGCGGTCGGGGTGTCTGACGGTCCGCAGGGGATGTTGGCAATGCGTTTGACCGCACGCTGATCACGAATGACCAATCCCTCTTGCATCATAAACTCAATGATTATGTCCCAGCGTCCCGCGGCTCCATCGATGGCGGTTGCGGCGGGGTTAGTGACAAAGACCTCGCCCTTGTCTTTCATTTCAACGCCGAGGGTCGGATGGTTGGGGTTGTACGCCAGATGGACGGTCGCCGGATCGGGCTGCATCAGCCATGCAGAACGCAGATAAGACCCGCTGCCGCCAACATCGAACGTATGTTCGGTGTCAATCGAGGTGAACGGGGCGCGGTTCATCAGTCCGACAATGCCGTTTTGCTGGGTCACTGGGCCGTGAATCATCAGATTTGCCCACGCCTGACCGAGGGATTCGATGTGATTCCGCTTTTCGCTTTCTACCAGGGCTTTGGAGACTTCCGCTCCCTCGGTTTCCAGCACGTCTTTGGGGGATTGAAAACGGCTCCTAACCGTCGCCAATGCCTCAACAAACGGGGTTCGTTCCGATTTGCTGGACGACCACGAACCGCCGATATTGACCAGCGATCCGGTCGGTAAAGCCGACACTCTCGCCCCCTGATGAAACAGTCCGCCATTGGCGGGCAGGGCAGGCAGGTCTTTCAGTAGGTCGTTGGTTTCAATCAACGTGTTCGTGATGTCCACGGCTCCGCCATTGGGAGCCTTCAGTTTCTGTACGTCATACAGATTGACGCGACTTGCTAACGTGTTTGTTGCCATTGTTTGTACTCCTAAAAAGGTTGTTTTTGTTATTAAAAACGCTTTTTTCGGGAGTTGTCTCTTGCGAGGCTCGCCTTGCACTTGACCGTGCCGGTCGGCATACTTTTTGCCTTAGCACAAGGCCCAAACAAAGGCTTGGGTTATCTTGATTTATTTACTTATTAACTATCGAGTTGCCCTGTTAGGATTCGACAGTAAAGGTTATCTTGGCCGTCGTAATCAACAGCTTTTTTGCATTCGGGATATTATCCTGAATTTTTTCGATTTTCTTAACCATGACTTTCTTTTTGTTCGCCCGATATATCCGGGTAATCCGCAGCGTTTCGCCAAAAATCACACCATCATCATAAATCGTGCGATTCCGAAACGAGTGGATGGATGGGTCGGTAATGGACTGGATTTCGACTACCTGATCGACACCCTCGGCGACCGTGGGGACTTCCACTTTGACCGGGGCTTTCGGGGCTGCTTCCTGCACATAGATAAACGGCCGTATTCTGGATGCCGCTTCCTCTAATCCGTCGCCCAGGTTGTCAATTTGAGCATCCGTAAAACCTACCGTCTTGGCGTGCTTGATTAGAGCATTTCGCCGCTTTTCGTCGGTAACCTGGACGCTCTGGGTCGGTTCGTTATCCATTTCCATCGGTTTTAGTTCTTTGTTTTCGGTTCGTATTTTTTTGGGTCTTCCCATTATTGCCACCCCAGAGCTTTCGCCGTATTCGGCAATTCATCGGTGATAGTTTGCGGTTTTGGTCCGTCGCCGCTGCCAATAATGGTTTTACCCTCAACAACCAGCGGGGCCAGTTCCAAAAAGGCCTTTTTCACAGCCGGATGATTGCTCAGGCCAAAGGTTTCCAGAATGCCTTTGAGGTCGTTTCCGGTGTTCAATTTACCGTAAACCTTATCGACGACGGCGTTGTTTTCCTCAAACTTCGCCCCCCATTCAGTTTTTAAGGATTCCTCGTCCGCTTTCATCATCGCAAGGCCTTTCTCTTCAAGAGCCTTATTCTGGGCGGTCATCGCTTCAACCACTTTACCCCAGACGTTCGATAGCGATTTGGGAGCAACGCCCGACTCCAAAGCCGCGGCCTTGACAATCCCGGCAATCGATTCAAACGCATCTTTATCGGCTTCGGGGATTGCAAGCTCGTAGCCCTCAATCTTATCCGGGACACCCAAAGCCTTATGAAACGCGGCGATTTCCTCCGGCGTTGATTGTTCGGTGGGCAGCTTAACCATCCCCTCAATCTTCTTGCCAAAGGCTTTTTCGAGTTCTACATGGCTTTTCAGCACGTCCGATGTTGGTTTTCCGTCAAATTTCTTGACGTAGGATTCCGGCAAAGTCTTGACAAATTCAGCGTCAAGCCCTGTCTTCCAATCCTGTACTGGTGTTTGTTCTTCGCTCATTTTTACTCCTTGCTCGTAAAGGGTTCTAATATCGCAGCCGATCCGCGACGTTCTATTTCTTCCGCATACAAAAGCCCAACCAGTTCTTTGGCGTAATTATTTAACGCCACCTCGCCCGGCGTTTCGCAGGGTTCAAAAAACTTCAAATCGCACAGCATGATGTCCAGGGCTTTTTTGCCGCTGGGCGAACAAAAAAACACTTCGCGTAACACTTTCTGTTTTAATTGGTCGTGGTCGCTTAATGACATTATGCCGCCTCACCTTTCAGCATATCCAAAATGCTTCCGTCTTCTATTTTCTTGGAGATATTGGGAACCACCGAAGCGGATTCTTTGGCTAATTTCGCCTGCATCATCGCCTCGTTCTGCTGCTGCTGGATTGCCCGTATTTCGTTTACCTCGTCATTGCTGAATATAATATCCTCCGGCGTGTTGCCGCTTCGCAGGATTTTCCGCATCAGTTCGTCGCCGTTGACAATATCCATTGAGCCGGGAACCACCGAGGCGGCGGCCTGAATGTTGGAAATCGTCGTTAGCAGGTTCCCCGTCTCGTAATACTGTTTGAGCATCTGACTTAACGGCCCGATATACTCGATGTTGATACGGCTGTTTTGAGCCATATACAGTTCTTCCGGCGGTTCTGGGGCACGTCCGGACTCAAATTCAATGGCAAAGATACGGTCTAACTCCATATCCGTTGTCAGCCCTAAAGTCCCGATAAACGGAGACATTAAGGCGATTTGTTCCGACCGCATCTGCTGGACTTCATAGGCCGTCCGCTGTCCCCGATTCGGGGAGTTTAAAGCCATAAAAATAGGCACACCGAAACGGTCTTCAATGGCCTTTTGCCATCGCTCATGGTTGTCAATCCCAAAGGGGTATCCGCTGGTATCGACAATCTTTGAAATCAAGTCGCCCATTTTAACGCCCTGCATGTCACGAGACGCGACAAAGTTTAAGGCTCCCGCCGATAGGCTTAGATTGTTTTTCAGGGCTTTTGAGGCCAGCATAGCCGGTCGGGTGGCCTGCTGGGAGGCCAAGAGAATATCTTTGGCCATAAAATTAGCCGTTAAAATCTCAATGAGAAGCTGGGACACCACGCCCCGGCCGTACACTTCATGGCTGGGTCGATTCAGGCTCCACGGGATCGGGTTAATGGTGGTTCTTCCCCCAATAGACTTGAGCATCAATTTTTTTGCGTCTTTGTTCAGGTAGTTGTAATTCCACCGCATATTTTTAACGCCGATACGATTAGCCTGGTAATCGGTGTTTTTATAAATGGCATAAATAACCTCGATTTTATAGTCGGGCTTTTCGGCGATCATCCGATTTTGTTCTTCGTTTAACGCATCGGCTCCAAATTCCTCTTGAATCTGCTTAAGCGTCTTCATGAATTTGTGATGAATCCCGCACACCCTGCCCCAAAAATCACGAATCAGCCAAAACTCGCGGGGGTGAGGGCATAAGAAAAGCTGTTTTCCGGTATCGCGTTCTTCCTCGATATACATAAACGAATCGCCAATGCACCCGGAGTCTCTGACAGATACCAGTTTTTGCTCATAATAGTTCGTCCGTCCCAGGACAAACCGCAAATGATCGTCCACATCTTGCAGCCATTTGGTAATGGTTTTGACGTTTTTCAGTTTGCGGTCTTCCATCTGCTCCATAAACCAGTTAATGTCTTTGGGCATCCAGTTACCGATAATGCCATTGGACCAAATATCCAGTCCTTTGGTTCCGGTCGGGTCATAAATCTTGCGTGCGTTGCTCTTGCCCTCGTCGCCTGCCGTCAATTCCCAGCAATCCGAACGGCCGGGGTAGGTCATCTCGACACAAAGCTGCTTGAGTCGTTCATAGACCCTGCGTTCTTCTTCAAGCCGACTTTGCTCGCGAATGATTTGTTCTGCGGTAATGTCCATTACATCGCCCCCAGCGTCTGCCGTTTTGTGTTTGCCGTTGTCTGTATCTGATTCAGCATGGTGGCCCGTTTTCGCTTTGCCATTTCAGCGTAAATCATCTTTTTGTCTGCCTCGGTCTGGTCAATGCGTACCGGCTGCGGCTCCTGAACGCGGGCGGCGGCTGGCATTTTAGGTTTTGAACCAAATAAATTCCCCATATCAAAGCATCCTTATATCCAGTGGGTCGTATTCTCGTCGTTTTATGTCTGATTCAATGGCTTCATTCTGCAAATACCCGGTAAACGGCAGTTTATCAAATGACCAATAGGCAATGACAAACATATCCGCATGGTCGGGCGATCGTCCGAGGCGTTTTTTAATGTCCGCCTTGGACTCGATCAGCAGTTTTCCATCCCTAAAATCATAAGACGGAAACAAAAGCTGCTGGGCAATGGTTTCATCCAGTCCCGGACAGGCTACCACAAACGTCATATTTTCCGATTTAACATTTCCCGATGAAAGCATTTCCGCTGCTTTCCACCACGCCTCGGCTCGGATATTATAAAACTTCGGTTTTCCGGTGTTCGCGTCGATTTCATGGCTTGCCGCCTGTGGACAATAGACAACCGCCTTATGCCCCAGCGTTTCCAGTTCATCGACGACACACGCCCCCAAATCAGAACCCACCGCCTCAACTACAATTGGTATCTGGCCGTGTTTGTTGCTCTCTGCGGCCAGCCTGGACGATATTTCCGTACTTTTGCAGTAGCCAAAAACCAGCTTTTCCACCAAATTCAAATCCTGAAAACGCCCAATGACCGTTTCATCATCGCCAAATCGGGCAGTATCGCAGACCAAATAATGTTTGGCCGGCTTTAACTGGATGTTTCGTTTCTTTGTATTTTCAATCCAGCTTGACTTAATGACCTGCGTCGCTCCATCCAATGAATCCCACGACC